CCGAACTCATCTTGAATCACTAACGAATCCGTTTTATTTTTGATAGTCTTTCCCCAAACTCGTCCCAGCTGAAAAAGTTTTCAAATCGGACAAGGGACGCACGAGAGTTCATTTCTAATTCAAAGGAAAAAGACGCGCCAACTTTCTCAGACATACTACATACATTTAGTAACCAAACATCATGTCCAACACCTTCGTATCCCAAGGATCAGACGATGCGGCTTTGAGCCAGGACTCCACTCGCGTCGGGTGGAACGCGCCCGCCATAAGATCAGCCTTCAAGTCCTTACAGCGAGTCTGTTGGCGCACAGGGCACTCGCGACGGGCAACCTCAAGCCTGCGCTTCTCCAGCGCAATACCCACGCGTACCTCCTCCTCACGAAGGGTCGCCTCGCGCTTCTGAGCGCTTCCATACAGGGCATTCACAATACGCCGCTCCTCGTGCATCTTGTGAGTCGCGTTATTATACATGGGAGTCCGATCCCAACCATCAGAGCCATCATCGGGGCAGAAGTCCTCCTCAAGGCCCTCCTCAGCGCAGAAGTCGTCCTCAAGCTGCTCCATATCGGCCACCTCGTACCTGAGCTCCATCTCCTCGCGCTCCTGGCACTCCTGGCATACACACTCACGACGATCAACATCGCATCCACACATCATACACTCGCCTGCGGTGCGCGAGAGTCGGACCCACCAACGTTGGATCACGACTGCCGCACATGTAATTGTAACTCCCTTGATAGACTCCAAAGGGCAGAGTGTCAGATCCTTATTACGCGTGTCGACTCCATCGCGTGCGTTTACGGACGCAAGCCGGGATACGTTTGAGGTAGCCATACAACCTGCCTTCCATGGCACTCATGAATCCGTTTTGAAGAGTTGGGTCATCAAAACGGATCCCTTGGGGGGTAAGGAAACGGGACTCCCCCCCAACATATACAGAACACAAAATGTCTCAGTGTTCAGCTACAATCAAGGCTGGCCCTCGGTGCCTCCACAATGCCCGTGAGGGATTTACGACGTGCGGAAAGCATGTCTCTGTCGGACGGGCCGTATACGTAACCCGATGTACTCTGATCAAGACGGACGGCCGGCGCTGCACGCGGACAAGCAGCAACGGTGGCGTGTGCGCATTTCACTCTAGAATGCAGCTCTGGAAAGCTGCCGAGGACTCCATGGACGAAGTTTGGGCTGACATCCTGGACCTGATCTGGGGGATTGGCAACCCACCGGCTGTTGCCGAGGACCTCTACCAGCTGACCGAGGAGCGCCTGCATCCGAGTCCGTATCGCGAGACGCAGCTGGTCGTCCTGCGAGTTCAGATTGACCGCGAGCTCGTGTACTACAATCGGCGGGATCGTGTGGTTCTCAAGGGCGATCTTCACAGGATTGCGCTTGATGCGCAGAGCGTTCACACCCGTGATGTGAGCAACCAGACGAACGAAGGAATGAAGAAGATCCTGGAGGCGAACGACAACATGGCCGAGTCGGACAAGGATGTCCTGTCGGGTGTGTACGCTGTACTCAACGCAGAGAAGACCTGTAAGGACGTGAAGCGATGGTTTGATACGGTGTCGTGTCGCGAGAACGGCGACAGGCTCTACCGCAAGTGCCTGCGTGGTCTGTGGGCCCTAATCAACGAGTCAGCTCACTTTGACGAACTTTGTAAGAGGTTTGTAGAGGAGTGTAAGGAGTCTATCGGGATGTGCTGCGAAGGTCACATCAGTCGGCTCTGTAACGTGCTGGTCGGGTTTGACGACGCCTTCGTGGCGCCCGTCCCGGTCGGCGAGATTCTCCAGCAGAAGATCGCGGTCATTGCGGCCAAGGATGTCTCCGTGGAGCACAAGGTCGGAGAGGCGTGGCGGGTCTTTGAGGAGCTCAAGATCCCGATGGCCGAGAGGATGCCATGGCTAGAGGCATTCTAAACAATAGGCGGTATACTTAATCCATTTTTTACTGGTTGGGGAAAACGGACTTCTTCCTTCCAAATGAACAAGGGCAATCTCCGAAATGCAGAACTGTATGGGAATCCTGGGAACAGGAATCAGATGTACCCGAATTGCAAATGAAGTCATAGTTCCAGAAGCACCTCATCTTCGCTATTGTAGCATCCATCATCGTGTGTATCCTCGGCGTGTCCAGATGGCCGGAGCACATCACCAACCGGGTGCGTGTCTACATTTCCTGACGACGCAACGATGGTGTGGTCGCGCTCCAGCCGAAGGACGTCATGTTTGTGAACATCACCGCCGACGGAACGAGCAAGCAATCGTGGTCCGTAACAACGAAATAAACCGTAATACACAAGTCCGCGATGCGCTAGAGGTCTATAACAACACGGTCCCTCTGATGCCGTGGCATCGGGTGATTCAACACCTCTTCACGGTTAATCACTTTGGAGCGGGTGCTCGGTATGACATTGCCACTCGGTTCTTCCGACTCCACAATTGGAATGTTGTGGCGTTTCCAGTCTTTGCGGAATACTGGCATTGGGTCGCCGGGGGGCAGCGTGGACCCGAGCCCGACCCCAATCGCGTGCTTGTTGCCCCCCCGGTTCCTGTTCCAGCAGGCCTCGGAAGGATCGCCAACGACCGACAGAACGTTCACACTCGGGTCGTGTCCGAGCAGACCAACAAGGGTCTGGAGAAGCTGCTGGAGAAGGAGGAAGCTGTTGGACGCCCATTGCGGGCACCGGACTGGTTTGCCGCAAAGTGGCTTGTCAAGGCATACGGCTCGTGGCCGAACGTGTCCCGCACAGTCAATGATATGCATCACTGGTATAGCACAATCTCATGCCGCACGCCCCTTGACAGGCTCTACAGGCGACAACTTGATGGTCTCTACCACATGATCCGGGACATTAAGGACGAAGACACACGACAGGAACTCTACAAGCGCACCTTTGAGGAATGCTACGAATCCGTCGGGATGTGTTGCGATGGCCACATCAGCCGACTCTGTAATGTGCTGGTCGGATTTGACGAGGACTTCGCCCCACCGATCCCGTTTGGTGAGATCCTTCAGAACAAGATGTCCGCAATCTATGCGTTGGAGATTGAGACCGCGGAGAAGATACGTCAAGCCAATGAATTCTTCAACGAGTTCGGAGTCCCCGATGAGGAGCGTGCCCCTTGGTTGGAGGCTTTCTAGACAGAGAACAATGAAGACGCGTAGACTCAAACTAAAGATTCGTAAAAGCCACTTGGCAAACAAGAAGTGGGATGCTATTTTTGAGTATCCAGATGGACACACAAAGACAACTCCGTTTGGTGCGGCAGGTATGTCGGATTTTACCAAGCACAAGGATGTGACACGTCGGCAACGATACTTGAAGAGACATTCAGGAATGGGTGAACATTGGAACGAGCCTACAACGGCAGGTGCGCTGTCTCGTTGGGTGCTCTGGAACAAGCCATCGTTCAAGGCAAGTCTGGCAGATTACAAGCGCCGGTTCAAAATGGATTGATCGGTCCCACTGGATGGACAGTACCCCTCTCCCAAAATGACTCCTATCTACTACGAAATGCCTGATATGGCTGTTGTGAATGAACTCAAGAAGCGAAACGCAAAGACCTTTGGAGGAAATGCTCGCCGCAAGGAGCGACTTGATCGCTTCCTCAAGTTTGAAGAGAAGCATAGGCTCTCGGCCCAGAGGGCAATGTGGCGTAGGTCTCGCGGTCTCCGGCACTACCAACTGTGGTCCAGCGACCATGGACAACTTCTACCTGTGGAGGAGTATGCCCCACTGGCGGTTGACAATGGGTTCACCTGGTCGGCAGTGTTCTTCACGATCGTTGGGATTGTCCTGATTCATCTGCTCACAGCGATGATTACGATCGTGGTGTTCGTTTGGCGTCAAAACGGATTCTCGTTCGCCTGAACGATAGATAGTATACAGAATGACTTACAATCTCCGCACCTCTTCCCTCGTTGGCCCTCACTTGGACGCGGCTCTCGTCAAGCGCGGCGCAGCAACGTTTGGCACGACTCAGCGCAAGCAGGATCGCCTCAACCGCTTCATTGAGGTTGAGAAGCGCGACGACGCCACTCGCCAGGTTCTTCGCGAGGTGATTGCAGAGGAGCAGCAGAAGGTTCAGACTCGCAATCGCAGCCGAGTGCTCCAGCTTCTCAGCGCATACCTCGGATACTAAACATCAAACCACAAAGTGAAAAGACGGCGGATCTTTTCCATTGTAAAACGGATTCCTTCTACCCATCTCATGGACAGCCCCATACACTATGACTTGTCCTATCTGTACTAAGCCACCCACCGGTGAGGCTGACCACAGGTGGTGCCTCGTTGAACTCTTCAAGACGAACAAGATCCAAAAGGTGAGCGACTGGGAGGCCATGTGCAAACCCAAGACTATCATCAAGGGTCGGGTGAAGATCAGATTGCCTCCCTCATAAGTGTACACCACGACTCTGGGAACGCAATAGCCATGGCATCCGACACCATCTTAGCGACATCCTGTATTTCCTTCTGAGCATCGGATCCCATTCGCAGATGACACAGCCGAGCATAGGCTGCCAGACTACCCGTCTCAATGAACTCGGTCATCATACACTGAGGCAGAATCATACGGGCCTGCTCGGGACAGACACCTTCCTTCAGCAAACTATTATACATCCTCACAGACTTGTCTACGCTCTCCTCCATATACTCCCGCCGAAGCAGACTATTATACGGATGAACACCATCCTTGCTTCCCTGCTTTTTGTTTGGTGCTCGCTCACGGAGCTCCTCGGGAATGTGAAAGCTAGGCTCATCGTCTACATATCGCCGACTGACCTCGTTACGAGCAAAGCCGATGGTGTGCCGGAACCACTCACGCGCCATCCAAATCGGCATCCTCAGACGAAACCGCGCCTGAGGATGGAAGAACGGAGACGTGTGCTCGTGATCCGCCAAGTATTTGATCAACTTTGCGTCCTTCTCTGTGAACTCATCCACATGCTTTCCAAGACTCACGCGAGCAGCATTCACTACCGTCAGATCATTCCCGAAGGTCTCCAAAAGCTCTACCTTACAGTTCTCTATCTTCATTGCCCCTTAGACTTCTGCTTGATCCTAAACCATAGCACTGCTCCAGAAGAGCCAACGACGCAAGGAGAACGATAGCAATAATTGAACCAATCATATTTCAATTTGGATCTTTATACTAGGGAAGACCCTTCGCCATAAATCCCATAGCGTAAGGCGTTTGTCCGAATCCAAATACATCCTCGCAATCGCATTGAACAGATGGACATATAGCGTCACCACAAAAATTGCGATAATCCACGCGTTCATTATCCTAGGTTGATGTTCTGTGTTCTCGGAAGACGACGCGTTAGAAGTTCGCGGGTCATGACCGATCCTTCGTCGGGCTCCTGTCCGGGCGCTGGAAGGCCCTCCATGGTCCGCAATACCTCCGCCATACGCTCGGGCTGGTCCGCCAAAAGAATCGCAATCTGAGTGCGCACCACGGATTTGTTAGGCCGAGCACGAGTCGTCCGGGACTGACGACCAATCGTACCACCACCACCCTCAATCACAAAGTTGTCCAGATTGTTACCTCGCATAAACTGCAAAACATTGCCGCCCAACTGATTCTTGCGGTCACGCAATGTCTTGATTTGAACCTGAAGAGCACGGATCTCATCATCTGCGGAAATCCACTGACGCAGTGTGTCGCGAACTTCGTCTGCCATTTGTTCTTATTCGCCCATTTTCATTAAAGCCACACCTGCGACGGTCATACTGTTTAGAACTTCCATCGCTTGTCACACTCCAAGCACGTTACGAAGGTCGTCATGGGCTCATCCGCAGATCGTGTCTGCTGCTGATAGTAGTCGCAATTGGTCTTCCGCTTACAACCCGAGCAGTACATCTGGATGTTCGCAGTCGTCTTGCGGCTATACAGTGCCTTGTCCCGTTCGGCTACCATCTTGAGGTGATCCGACCATCGTTCAGGATGACGGTCTACCTCCGTGGTATTGACAAACTCCTCCGGGGACATGGTGTCTGCCAGTGCGCGACACCGGAACAACCCCATCGCACGAGAGCGATACATCTCACGGAACCCATTCGTATCCCAGTCAATGTCCGTATTCCACTTCTGAGCCTCATGGACGCATCGGGTCAATATTGCATTCTCAATCTCTTCGGAATCAAACTTCTCACGAACGACATCGCGAAGCGGATGGTCAATGAACACGTTCGCACAGTGGATCATGTGGGTCGTAATCTCCTCCTTGGAGTTCTCCGGCTCGTCCTCTGCGTCATCCTCTTCGGCTTCCACGTCTTCCTTCTCGTCGTCATCATCCAGAGCGTCATCTTCCTCTCCATCGTCAAACGTACACGTCGCGTAGAACTCCTCATACTCGCTCGTCCGCAGATCTGTATAGCTGCTTGCGTGCTTCTCATACTCGTCTCCATTCAGAGTGGCCGTCTTGAGAACAATGATCATGCCCTGAAAGGAGTCGTCGTGAAACGGATTCGGCAGCATATGCTGGTTCGTGTTCTCATCCTCGTCCTCCGAGGGAGTCGCAAACACAGCGAAGGCATACTCCTCGCTCACAACCTTACCCTGATACTGTAGATCAGTCTGCTTATACTTCTTACGTAGCCATTCCAGAACATCAGTCGTCCGTGCTGGAATGGTCACTTCGCCAAGTGTTCCCTGAATAGAGATTGTACTTGCGAGAACCATTGTGTTGTCTTATTGCTTGCCTGTATGTGATTACGTTTTCGGTTGTCAAAACGGATTTGTATTCATTCGGATTGGCCCTATCATCTTTCCCCAGACAATCAAAATGGCATCTAACAGTCGTGCACGTTATTCCTACCGCGAGCGCGCTGAGTGGCTCGCAAACAAGCAGAAGCATGATGAGCTCAAGGCCGAGACCAAGAAGATGGAGAACACGGAGGCGAACTTTCCAACGCTGAGCACAGCGCATCCGGTAGTCCGTCACCTGGTCATTCCTCCAGGCGGCTTTGCGGACCTCGCAAAGAAGTGGGCTACCTCGGATGAGGATACTAGGAAGAAGGACGCCGCCCGACAGAGTCGGTTTGAGGAGTCGGAGTATGATACTGCTATCTTCCCGATCCGCCGCTATGCCCCGAACCGCGAGCCGGGATATGTGTGCGACTATGAAGAGGAGACGCCATCGGCGCCTGCTCCGGACAGCGACCTGAACCGCGAGGAGGATCGCGGCTGGACTGTTGTTCAGAACCACAAGACCCGCAAGCCAAAGCGCGAGCTGACCATTGATGAGATGGATGAGCGCGAGCGACGCCTAGGCGGCAGTTGTGGTGACGCTGACTACGAGTTCAACGGCGAGCTCTACGAGTCAAACCGCCATGATCACGATCGGGTCTAGCACGTCCCATTGTCCGAGCCATATTGAATAAACCACGAGAAGCCTGACCAGTAGGAGTGACAGCCGCAGAACTGGAAAAGTTTTTCATTCGGGATGCGATACCTGGTGATATCCCTCGTGAATTCGCCTGTGCTCTTGTATCAGCAAGTGCCGCAAACTGCGCGGGAGCCTCGGGAGCCTCGTCAGCAAGTGCGGCGGGCGCACCAGGTCCGCCGAGGGCAGCAAGTCCACCGGGAGCAGTGAGGGCAGCAAGTCCACCGGGAGCAGTGAGGGCAGCAAGTCCACCGGGAGCAGCGGGCGCACCAGGGGCAGCAAGACCACCAGGAGCAGTGAGGGCAGCAAGACCACCCGGCGCAGCCAGTCCGGCGAGTCCAGCAGGTCCACCTCTCGCCATGGATGCGATGTTACTGAGTTTTCCAATCTTGCCCTGCAAGTTCTTCGCATACACAGCCACAACCTTACCAATCCCCTTGGTAAAGTCTGTATACTCTACGTCATACATCCGAGCAACCGCGGCAAGCGCGAGGTACGCCCCAATCGCTGCGGCTACCAGCACGAGAACATTGAAGACCAATGTAAGAATCTTTTTGGTTGAGAATCCCTTGTCTGGCACATTGACTGCGCTAAACGGATCGCATCCTACCTCATCGGAGATCGCAGAGCCTAATGCGGAAGTCTCCCCATACAACTTGTTCGCCCACTCGTTGTCCATGTGTTCGCGCATTGGTGTGCCGCAGTTGGCGCCGGGCGGACCCTGCTTGTAGAGGACGCCGTTTTCCGGTGAAAACACCTCGTGAATCGCATCTGTCCAATCTGTAACTGGGAGGCTGCGGATAAGAGCAGCAAGATCATTCGGGCTCACTGGAAGAGGCTTCTCCAGCATGATGTATTTGATCGGTTTGCCGCCGTTATCCTTTCGCCTCCAGGCATATTGAGTCACATTGGCATTACTCCGCCAAAAATCCAAGTATCTCTCAAACGCCGGCATGCCCTCCCAAACGAAAAATCCAGCATCCACCTTTGCCTGCCCTCCTTCAACGGCCCCGATTGGAAACAGATCAGAGAGACCCCAATCCTTCCCGGTCTGAATGTCTGTCTTCGCATACTGCCCGGTTGCCAGGATCGGCAGTTCTACAGACGACAATTGGTTCGCAATCTTTCCAAAAAATTTAGCAGAAGGAGTTTCAGGATTCCCGGTTGTGATGGGAATCAGTATAATATAACTGCTGTCATCACCCGCCGACGGGTCGTTCAGTGAGATCACCGCATCAGCCTGTTGGTCTTGTACACGCAGAGGACTCGGATGATACATCGTAATCGTATTCACTGAAATGTCATTTCCATTGAACTTCATCTTCAGAGGAATGCTAGGCTTGATGAAGGCCTTCGTATCTGCCGAAAATCCCGATGCTGAGTTCTCGCGGATACGGACACTTATCAGTTTGTCAACGTTATTGTTGAGGTCATCCAGAGTTACGATCTTCTGTACGACGTCATCCGGAAAGCGAATCTCCTCGCAATACCCCGCGGTTAATGGACGCAGATACTGGCTGGACTGAACGCCCCCAACAAAGTCGCTGACAGACATCTGCTTCTTCTTGACCTTGTCCAGGTCGATACCGAATTTGGAGCAATTACTCACGCTTCCAAATTTGCGCGTTAAACTGACAGTAGACGTAGAAATGCCAGGCACAAAAGTGAGTTCGCAATCTCCTTTACAATCTAGTTCGCATTTACCCACCTGACAACCTTTCGCTTCGGAAATAGAAACTCCTTGCGGTCTAGCACCGCTTCCCGGAAAATCCGCTCCTTGTATTACGGGTGGCGCTGGCGGCGGTGCCGGTGATGACTGTCCTCCTCCCATTGTTCCTATACGATAAAACAAGTATCCATGAGTAAACAATGAGCACTTCAGGAACACAGCCGACACTCGGGCCTGGCGGAACACAGCAGGGAGTTCCGACTCCGAAACCCATCTATCCAGACACACCTTGGTGGGCAAGTCTTATTGCGGTATTCGCTACCGCTCTCGTCAGTATTCTGGGGACTGCCTATGCGCTGAAAGGCGGTCCTTCTATTGGACCTATGACTCTGCCACCCGCTGCGTCTCTAGTCATAGATACCATTACGTATTTCCCGCACATCTTGCTGCTCTTCGGCGTGCTCGCAGACATGCTGACCTACGACGGTGTGTGGTCAATTCCCAGTCTGGTGGGTCTGCTCTCCATCTTCCTGAACTACTTCATGAAGTACTTCTGGGTAGGCATACAGAGTTTCTTTGATACGGCGAAGAAGGTCGCCGCGACGGGAGCCACGGTTACCGGACCTGTCCCCGCCATCGCTGTTGGCGGTGCCGGTGTCGCTGGGTTCTTCAAGAACTATGACGGTTGCTCCGTTCAGGGGTTTGAGAGCTTCGCAACAGAGTTCGCACCTCAGACTCTGGTTGTGACTGCGACAGTCTTCTGCTACTACATATTTGATCTAGTCCGCAACCGAGGTTGGTTAAACTCGCTGGCGGCTATTCTGATCTTCGGCATGGTATTCCTAGGCCAGGTTGGGATCCTGTCTACGACGGCCACGGGCGGCTCTTGCGGAACTGGCGCGTATGGTGGAAGCGTCCAGGCACTCATGGCACTTTTTGAGGGGATCGTGTTTGGTGGTTCGGCATACGGCATTGTCCAGACATACTACCCGACTCGTCTGCCGACAGCCACAATGTCCCTGTTTCCTCGTCGTGACAAGTCAGAGCTGACAATGGGCCCCGATGGAAAAATGTATGATGCCGATGGATACCCGTATATCGTTCTGCCGAACGGACAGACCGCACCGGACATGTCCTCAGCCTCATCGCGCAAGGCCTTCGCGTCTGTTGTTGGCAACGCGCTCGGAACTGACACACGCGCAGTCGCCGCTGGATGCCCCGCTTAAGCAAACGCCTTGTTGATCACCGCCAGCAGAATGCCGATCTGCGTGCCGGAATACCGACCCGACTCCACATCGCCCTTAAACACAACGAACGTGGGCACAATTGAAATATCCAGAGCACGAGCACGTCCCTTTGGGTCATCCTTCGTATTAATGGAAATCCAATCAATCTGATCGCCGTGCTTCTCCGTCAGGTCCTCCTTGATCATCTCAATCGTAGGCTTGATGGTCATACAGGGACCGCACGTAGGTGACCAGAAATGGAGAACATGGACGATACTCATTCTGTCTTTTCTACTTCTCCGTGAGTTATTTGTAAACTCGTTCGCTCTGCGCGAATCATAGGTGTCTTTTGAATTGTCTGCTTTGTAAGGGTCACCTCTCGGTCCTTACATAGCTCGGTAAACGCCTTGAACAGATGCTTGTCAATCACTGCCTTGTCCAGCGTTCCCAAATTGCCCCTCATCCACGTAACGATAGCGGCCGTAGGAGTTGGTGCTCCCATAAGTTGAAGCGGGCAGCCCTCAAACAGCACATCGGCTGCCGGAACCGGAATGTCCTCGCGGACAACTTCAATCGTGCCACGTGCCATCCGATCCACCACATCATTGTTGCGGGACAGGTCGTCCTCTCCACCCGTATGTGCCTTCACGTGAACGAACCGATGGCTCTTGAACTTGGACAGACGCTTGCTGGTGGCCTCAATCAGATCGCGATGAAGAACATCGCCGCCCGCAGACGTCTTCCATCCACGCGAGACCCAACCGGTAATCCACTTGGTCAGGCAATTCATAGAATATTCGGAATCGGTGTAGATCACGACGTCCTCATCGTGGTATCCACCCTCGTCCAAGATAACGGCGGCCCGATGGATAGCAGCCATTTCTGCTCGCTGGTTTGTCTGGGGTTCATTGGTAGGAAGCCGAATCGCAACCGATAGGGAACGATGCTCGGGAAACCAACAAGCATATCCAGCCTTGGCACCGGGGCGTCCATTGCTAGAACAGGATCCGTCGGTGAATACACGCATGCCTCTTATTCCTTAGCAATCGCTAATTCCGTTTCGTAACGCCGCGGATCGTTCCAAAGGGACATATCCACAGGAGGGCCCACGAGAACTGGGAGATGACTGTACGCAGGCAGATTCTTGACGATACACCGACTCACAATAGCAGATTGAAGAGTGGGTTCTTCAATATGAAACCATACACGGCAACGGAAGGATCGTTGCTCCAAAGAGCGCCGCAGCATCTGCTGACAGGCCAAACTCAAAAAGTGAGCATGCCAGACGATGAGCAGACGAATGCGCACGCCGATCCGGCTTGGCACGAAAGTTGTCCACTGACTAAACCATTTCGCAAAGTCCTCCATACTGTTGGTGACAGCAGCATCCACCTCTTCAAAGTCGCACTCGTGTTCATGTGCGGATTTGTAGGCGTCCCATAGTTTCCCCGTTTCCAGGTCGTTCAATCGTTCATACAATACCATATGCGGTGGAGGAAAGTCCATTGTTCTGCTAGGCTCCTATGGTTTAAGCGGATACGCCAACCTCAGATGTCACCTTCTTCACAGGGATGTCGGCAGACACAATGTAGAGAGAGTTCTCCGTCATCACCAGCCAGGTCTTGTCCTCCTTGATGCGCATGATGGACTCAATTGGTGACGTATACTCCGTGTCCGACTTGATCAAAAACTTGGAGTTACCCTGAACACCAATACAACACTTCTTCTCCATGCTGTCCGTGTAGTAATCCAAATAAATAGGCCGGTCCTGCTCAATGGCAATCTTGGCGGCCTGAACCATAACGGTGGCAGAAGGAGTCGTCATTTGTGTGTTGGGACGGAGGCGTTCTGCGAAGAACCAACGCGTTTACTTGCTAGCCTTGGCAGCATCCTCAAGCTTGAAGCGGCTCTTCATGTTGAGCGACGGCGTCTCTGCCTTCGGATTCTTGAGGACTTCAAGCAGCGCGGCCCTCATGGGAACCTTGGTCGTCACTGCGAAGATGAACCGGACCAGGGCATCCACGTGCTCCTCGTTCGCCTGCGTCTTGGGTGCTCGGATGCTGTCTCGCAGGTCGTCCATCACCTGCTTTACGAATCTCGACATCGTCTCCTCGGGCACCAAACCACGAGTGTACAACTCCGAAACATACACTGCAAATCCACGCTTGATCTCCTTCTGCTTCGTCCAGGCAATGATGGAAGCATCGTATCCGGGAGCAGATGTGTGAGGAATGATCGTCACATTGTCTACGTCATACAGCTGGTTAAACATGCTCGTCTGAGAGGCCAGATCCTGGAGAGCATCCGGATACGACTTGACGATTTCCGCATACGCATCCGCCATAATCGGTGCGAAGAAGTTCATCTTGATGCCGTTGTCAAACAGCAGTGTTGTGACTCGGAATCGGAACAGGGCATCGCGGTTCTTCAGGCGCTCCAAGAAGTCCGCCATAAGGACACCATAGTTTGCCTTACTCAGCTTGTTGATCTTACTGACGATCTCGCTGTAGTCTGGATCGTCCTTCTCCTTCACCTTGCGAACCATGTCGGCAAGGTTGTTCTCGCGCCAGTTGTCGTGTACACGTGCCGCCGGACGATGAGGTCCAGGAGGCGCACGACGAAAGGGAACCTGAAAGGAGATCTTCAGCTTCGCGATGATGTTAACAATATCATCCGAAAGGGAAGGCCTGGGCATTGCCCGTGCCGCATAGATAGTTGCGACGTTCATTCTGTTGGGGCAACTTGTATTGATGTCACACCGTAAATCCGTTTTCAAAACGTATACGTCAGGGGCTTACAAAGGAAATGCCCCTCTTTGACAATATGGCCGACGACAGCACAACACTCCCACAGACGTGGGTGTTGTGGTATCACGACCCCAACAACTCCGATTACTCGATGTCTAGTTACATCAAGATCGTAGACATCAAGACCCTGACTGACTTCTGGTCCATTGTGGACGGGGTGTCTCTCAAGGCTTGGAATTCCGGCATGTTCTTCTTCATGCGCGAAGGCTACCGTCCGCTCTGGGACGCAGCAGAGAACGATAAGGGCGGCGCGTGGTCCAAGAAGATAGACGCCGTGGACACGAACGCCGTATTTGTAGATTGTATGGTCCATTGCTTGGCCAGCAGTCTCCTCAAGACGAACAATGATACAGTCGTTGGAGTGACGGTGTCACCCAAGGGTAACTTCCACATCATCAAGATCTGGAATACGACGAGTGCCGTTTCAGACCGCAAGTTGTTCAGCCCTACACTCAAGATGAAGTTGGGAGACGACATCGCTTATAAGGCTCATAATTTACGTCCCAAGTAATATAAGAGTTATTCATGTCGGTTGTACCCCCTTTGTCGGGGCCACCCCTTTACAGATACATTCCCGGAGTGGGCAAAGTTGGAACGACACAGAACGGCCCAATTGGTGCGACGGGACCGCAAGGAGTACCTGGAACTTCGGTGGCGACAGGCGCAACTGGAAACATTGGACCGACTGGAAATACTGGACCGACCGGATTACCTGGAACGGCTACAAATACGGGTGCTACAGGTCCAACTGGACAGGCATCCACTGTGACAGGGCCAACCGGCAATACCGGTCCGACTGGCAACACGGGTCCAACCGGCATCGTTGGACCCATAGGCACGTTTGGTCCTCTCGGCAATGTGTTACGCGTGGATGCGGTGAATGGCAACGACACTCTCGCCAATGCCGCGGCTCCTTATTTTTCTGTTCCATTTCTAACGATTACCGCAGCATTAGCCAAGGCTGCTTCAGGACAGACTGTTTGGGTTCTGCCTGGAACATACAACGAATCCATTACCATTCCTACAGGAGTTGCTGTCCGAGGAATGAACCCACAAACAGTGCTCATCCAACGGACAGGTGTTACGGGTGCGACAACCCTTGTAACAATGGGAGTCCAAACCCGTTTGGAAGATGTGACGTTATCTCTAACATCCGCGTCAAATGTTGATTTAATCGGTGTTGACTTCCCGACGGGAACGCCTCAGACAGCAAAACTCCGAACCATGGTTGCGAACGTAACGTCTACTGCGACAGGCCTGTGTGCTATTACAGGTGTTCGGTCAGCCGGAACGTCGTCTACTGCTATTTCGTCTGCGAACGCGACCCGAGGCATTACGATCAATGTGTCTGCGGACGGGACAGGCGCCAATCGTGGTATCCTCGTGTCTGCCGCAAATCGTTTCGCAGTTCGTGACACAAATGTCTTTATCAGTGGCGCAGGGGCAAACAACGTGGGGGTAGAGACAACACATGCGAGTGCTATTTGTGAGTTGAAGATTTCCACAATCGCCAGTGTTACCACCAACGTTGATCTAACGCTCCATCACGATATCAACCGAACCCTTGGACTTATTGTTCTCACGGCCACCGACTTGTTTCACAACGACGCCAACGGGAACTCTTTTACGACTACCTCTGAACCCTCCAATCTTTTTTTCGGGATGATTGGAAACCCTGGAACAGATAGACGATATTACCTCGTTCCAGGAACAGTTCCACTCGCAAGCATTCCAAATACTTCGCATACTACCTGGACTGCCGCAAACGTCTTTCCGATTCCATGGAATCAACCTGTGATTGTGTTTACATTCACGCTCAACTTTACAGGGACACTTGGGGTGGGAGTGACACTGGATTTCAATATTCATCGGGGCATCGCAGGGGCAACACCTGCGGAGACACCTGTTCTTACGATCCAATTAGCTGCGGGACAAACAACAAAAACGATTACTACAATCTCTGCTGTGTATAATCAAGGAGATACGATGGCGTGCACTCTCGTAACAACGGGCAATCCAGGAACAGGAACATTCGTGGGCATCGTTGGGACGTATTAATACCTTCTAGAAACACAATGGTCAAAGTAGCCTATACCGTGGGGAGGTTTCAGCCCCCTACAATCGGACATCAAAAACTCATCAATGCCGTACTCTCTGCTGCCGGACCTGGCGGAAAAGCGTATGTCTTCGTATCCTCTACCCAAGGAACGGGCAAGGAGAAACTGAAAAATCCACTGACATCGGCCCAGAAGATACCGATCCTTACGCATATGTTTCCGTCCGGTGTAGAGTTTGTGGACACGCAAGTCTGTAAGGACGAAGGGCATCCGTGCGGCGGAGCCCTCGCAGCATTCTACTATCTGACCGAACAGAAGGGCATCGCACCCGAAGACATCACCCTCGTCGTTGGGGATGATCACGAGAAGAACTTTGGCGCAAAGGCAGATATCTGGAAGCGGCGTGAAGAGAAGGACAGATTTGGTCCGGGTGGAGTCAGTCCGACCGAGGCCAACTTTCTGTATGTGAAGAGCGACAAACGCAACCCGAATCCGGAAATCAAGGATGCTGACAATATGTCCGGCACAAAGGCACGCCAGTATGTCAAGCTAAATCGGTTGGACGATTTCTATGCTGCGATCGGATATGGACCGACAGAAGAGAAAGGTGCTGCGAAGAGTGTGTATGATACGATCAAGCGGGTTGTAGGAGGAAGTCGGATCAAGGGCGGTGTTGACACATCAGAGGTTATGTTTAGCGCGGACGCCGAATTCAGTTACGCAAAGAAGACTATACGTCGCAAGAGGCGGTCTCATAAGAAGACTAGGCGGAGCAAGGCATCAAGCAAAGCTTAATGTCACCCAGGTTCGCAATCACATACCGAATCATCAAAAACCAATCGTTCTTCATATGGATCTCAAGATTGTTCGACAGATTACTACACTTGGTAAACAGCACGAGATGTGGCAGACTAAATGTCCCCGATACAATCTCTTCCGACTCCTTTTTCGTTATACTCAACTCCGACGCACTGTCACCCATCGTGACCGTCTGAGATGCGAACGGGCCCTTACAGGTAAATGTAAGGGTATTGCCAACATTCTTGATATCGACTGTCTTGGCCGCCAGCAGTGTCATGTCGCGACACGTCTTCTGGAAGTCCAGCGAAGGCATAGTGATGCGAGTGGCAAACTCTGTCTCGGGCATCGTCATGTCCGAATCATCGCGATCCAACAGGTTGAGCTTGTACCGAATGCGACGCTTCTTCTCACCGTTCTCCAGAGTGATCGTCAGATGATTGCTCTCTGACTTGGAGACACTGAACGTGATCGTGTCATCGTTCGTCACAGTCTTGACCACCCTGTAAAAGTGATCCGTATTCAGACCGACATCCAAACGCGGCGCCGAGTGGTTATACTCGTAATGCTCAAACTTGTTCGCATGAAGCCGCATGTGAGTCAGAACCGTTCGGGTATTGTCCATCGCGATCATGCGGATGCCATCCTTGTCAAACACAAGTGACATCTCCACGAGCATGGATTTCAGTCCCTCGGCCAATGTCCTAATGGGCGCGGTTTGAACGGTTTTTGCGATTACGAGATCGTCGGACATTTTGTTTACCCCCGCGGCGAGTCCTTAACTTCTTTTTCCGCAATCCACCCCGTGGGTAGATCCGTAGCACACACTCGTTTACTCGCTGATAGGTCGCAGTATCTCCTCCCTTGTCTGGATGATTCGTCTTAGACCATTTGAGAAAATCCCTCCGGCTCTTGATCTCGAGACCCTCTAGGACATTCTTACACTCATCATCTCGCATCTCCTTCTCGTCGGTCTGTTCAGGTCGGGCTTCAGCCTCGGGTTCTGCCTCCTCTGTTTCCGGCTGTGGCATTGGGGAAGGTTCAGGGATAGCCTCGGGCTCAGGGACTGGTGTAGTCTCCTGCTCCTTCTTGAGATCCTCCTTCATAGTCTCGGCGGCTTGCTGTTTAGCATCCGAGCTGGATGCGGCATCCTTCTTCACCTCCTCGGGTGCCTTGCGCAGAGCCTCCTGGATGACTTCGCGCACTTCGTCGGGAGTCTTGCCCGTCGTCCTGGTAAGTTCTAATACCACCTCATTGAGAGTTCCACGGCGAGACAGCATACTGGAGGTCTTTGCGATGAACGCCTTAATAGCCGTGTCTGTCTCAGGGGACTTTGGTAGCTGTTCGCCGACAAGTTCAAACGCCTTGATAAGATGTGCTCGCGATGCGCTACGAAAAGCGTATTCGTCCACCTGGACTGATTTGAGCTGGCCCTCCTTGGACGCCTTCTCTTTCTTGAGTTGCTCAATCGCATTCTTCAATGTTTCAACTTCCGTCTTGAGTTGTTCCTTCTCAGACGTCTCGGTTCGGAGACTCTCCTTGATGGTATTGAGCTCGTCCACACTTCCTTTGATGGAAGAAACTTCTGCGGCAACCTTCTCATCAATCATTTTCTGCTGGTCCTTGTTCATGATATTTGCGCCGTATCCCGAAATGCCCGTGACGGCAGAGAGGACGCCGAGTGCGATTGTTCCCGGTTCAAATCCGCCCTTCTTACTTATACGACGTCGGCCCACCATTGCTTCTATCTAGATAAACGATTTGCGGACATGTACGGATAGAACACCAGAGAAAGCAAAACGAGTAAGACTGCAATGTCAAATATCACAACGACCTTCTTGTATTTGATGGGCAACGGTGGGAACTCGGGTGGCACACCTCCGTAGGGTTTGAACCACCCAATCAGTGCCCCAAAAAACGTGGGACCGAGTTTGTCGTTACAGTCGTAAATGTAGTCATACCATGCCATTAGCACATAAGCCGCCATTGCCAAGATAAACGCAAACACTACTTCGTGTTGCCAATACTTCTGGTGGGGCATAAAGTAGATGGAAATCACAAACGCAGAAAACACAATACATTTTTCATTCAAGTACAGTGGAGTTCCGAAGAGTGCCACCCCCATTTGTTCTAGACAAAGAACTTACTCGGAATCCGAGTCCGACTCAGCCCCGCCCTTCTTTGACTTCTTTGTCTTTGCCAGCCCAAACTTCCCCTTGCGCGTCTTGAAGCCCAGCTTGACCAGACGGTTCTCCTTCTTGGCCTTCATGGACTTCTTCTTGGACACAATACGACCGGCCTTGTTATACTTCAGGTCGGTCTTCGTGAGGCCGCCTGGCGTCTTATCTGCGGTTCCATGCATAACTTGTGCTCGTGAACCAGTTGTCATTTGTCATTGTTCAATATAATTTTGATAAGCGACCCGTTCGGTTGAGAGTGGTAATGGTGTTTGTGGG